AGCGTCAAGGCGGAAAGATCGGATTTGCCGACTGGACCCAAGACAACGCCGGCACGCTTGCGGACGATCTGAAATCGCAGCACGGGGGTATCCCCTGTGTGCAACTCGATAGTCGCCACCTGAATCGGCATCAGCCTTTTTCCTTCAGCGATTCCAGGTATTCGTCAAGATCGTAGTCTTCCGGCAATTCCTTCACATGGGCCACGTCGATGTTTCGCTCATCAGGTGCGAAGAAGAACCGAACGACGACATTTCTTCCCTGGGCGTCCAAAATCTGACACGGCAACCACTCGCCACGCCACTTGGCCATCACGGGATCGCCATACTTCAGGTCCTTGTCCTTCCACATCCTGGCAACGGTTTTGGAGGGCGGCTTGGGCATGGCCTCGGAGCGAGTGGCCGAGCAGACGATGTGAAGCAAATCCCGATCGGATAGTTCCAGGTTCATCCGATCGGCGATGATCTTGTGTCGGAGGTATTCTTGCCGAACGGCCTTGGGCAATTCGTTCTGGCTGAGCTGAGGGGACTCCCCTAGTGCCGTCAGCATGATAGCGACGTGGTTTTCGGGTATCACAACGGTTTCGATCGAGTCGGTCACTTTTCACTCTCCCACTTGTGAAAAAGGGGCCGAAGCTGAGGGCGAGGACGATGGAACTCGCCCCCAGCACGACCACGATGCTGCGTGCTTGGAGGGGATCACCTACGCAGCCTCTTGAAGTGCGGCCCACCAGTCCACATGCAGATTGTGAGCGGCTGCCGCGATCGACTTCGCACCAACGGCAACGGACAGATACTCCCCGTCAGGGAAGTTCGTTCCGGCAATATCGACAGCCGACCCGACAGGTTCACCGTTGTGGTAGAACTGCAAGGTCGTGTTGCCGTCGAAGAAGATGCCAACCTTGAACCAGGTATCGGCTGCAAGGGTGGCCGCGTTGGCACTGTGCTCGGTGATACCACCACCGCCAGCCGTGTTGTAGACCAAGCGGAGAGCATCACCGTCGCCGGCATCCACACTGAAGCCTACGAAATCGACGTCTGAAACTTCTCCAGTTCCGTCCACGATGAAGTTGGCACCGGCCCCGCCAACCTGAGCCAGTCCGATGGCCATAGCCATCTGTCCATCGGTCACGCTGGAGAGTTTCAGACGTGCCTCAAACCAGACTCGGCCGTTGCCCTGGGAGATCCTGGCATTGGGAACCTCCAAGAGAGCCAAGGTGGCTTCGTCGTTGGCGGCCGTCCCGGCCGTGAGATTCACAGCACCGAATTCATAATCGCCAGCACCCGCGATTGAAGACGCCACATCGCCTTCAGTCAAAGTGTAGCGATTTCCACTCGCCAGAATCTCATTGAAGTCATCGAAGAAACCGATTCCCTGGTTTGGGTCGGTCCACCGCTGGCCCGTCAAAGGATGCTGACGCCTCCAAAGACGAGTGCTCGGACCCCGATTCGTGGAATCATTCGCCCATGCTCTTACGACATTAGGCATGACAAAACCCTTTCGTCACGAAAACGTACTTGCCGGCCCCCGCCAGGCTGGCCGGCTGGTTAGGCCGGCCTTTCGTCGGCTACGTCACCGACTGGGAACTCCCGGCTGCCTTACTTGTAGAAGACAGCGTTGCGACGGCGATCGACACACAGGTAGTTGTACGTCAGATCGACGAAATACTGGTAAACATTGTGCTGATTCGGAGCCTGAATCGCCTTGCTCTCCCGCAGGAAATCGCCCTTGAGGACGACGGGATAGAAGGTCGAATGGTCGATCATGTAAACAGGATCGGCCGTATCCGAATCGAGCTTCGGAACCCAAATGCATGGATGGTTGCGGAACGTGATCGTCCCATCCATCGAGGCCACGTCGCGTCCCAGGTTCTCGTTCTGGGATTCGCCGATGTCCTCGAACGCGGCAATCGTCGTCTCATTCATGTAGATGCGGTAACGATCGCCACGACCTCCGCGGTAGTCCTTCACCGTGACAGGGCTCTTGAAACGGATGTTGCGGTGAGCTTTCCGCATCTTCCGAATCAAGTCGGTTTTGGAAACCGCGGCGTACTGCCCCGTCCAGTTTTTGAAGTTCGGATGCTCGGTCAGGTCGATGCCACCGACATCCGAAAAACCGGACGGAACGCCGCCATTGAAACCTTCGGTCGCATTGCGGACGATCCAATACTTGATGCCGTAAGGGTTCGTCTTGTCCGAAGGTCCCGTCGGAGCGGCCCAAGCCTTGTCTTCTAGTTCCTCGACCATGTCGATCAAGGCACCTGTTCGACGAGGCTTAACCACATCAACAATCAACGCCTTCCCTCGATTCATCAACGCCTCTTGATAGATGAACGCATAGCTCGTCTGAGCATGACGCCAATCGATCTTGAGGTTCGTCAGAATATCAGGGATGTTGACCTGATCTTCGTCGAGCAGTCCGACGTGACGAGCGGCACCAGAGAGCTTGGTCATCAGCGTTCGCTGAATCCCGATACCACTGTCGAAGGCCACCTTGTCTTTGCGGAACCACCGACTGAAGACTTCGTAGTCCTGAAGGTTTTGGGCGATCTGTTGAAAACGGAGTCGCCCCAGTTCCCGCAATGTCGCCAGTACGACATCGCCGATGTCAGTTGCTTGCAGTGCTGGCATCGCTTTACTTCCTATTGGAAACGGCTAGTCGAGCATTCCCTGAGCCGCCTCCCATCGCTCGAAACGCTCCAGGGCTTTTTGGGCCCTGCTTTTCTTCGACCGTTTCGTGCGTCGGTTCGGCCTGCTTGAGAATTGCTTTCGACGCCTCGAAACCTTGCTTTGAAACTCTCTTTTGACCTGGCTCTTCACCGTCTCGGGATAAAGGAGCATCGCCGCAGACTGTACCGCTTCCTCGACGGAAAGGTGTCTTCCGGCCGCCGCGTGCTGCTGGCGAAGCATCGCCTGTGTTTGAAACAGACGGTAACGCTCAGCGTACTCGGGGCTGGCAGTGTTCATCGCCAAGAAATCGCCGTCTCCGATCTTCTCCTTCACCTCATCCGGCAAAGACTTCAGTGCCGAGTCAAAAGACTGCACCTCACGCACTTGGGCTTCCCGTTGCCGCTCGGCGTACATCTGCTGCAACACCTGTTGGGAATACATCAACTGATGCTGCATCTCTTCAATCCGCTGCTTCGTGCGGCGGAGTTGTTCCACGTACCTCTCTTGCATCTGCTGCAAGACTTCAGCCGTTCCTGGATCGACCATATCCTCGTCGAACTCGATCGGCTTGATCTCGTCTTCTTCCTCCTGATTCTCCTGGCCTTCAGCCGTTTGCTGCTGTTGCTGCTGTTGCTGCTGCCACTGTTGCCATTGTTGCCACTGCTGGGCCTGCTGCTGTTGCTGAACCGCTTGCTGAACCGTCTGCGTGTCGATCGCCATGATCGCCGCGACGAGCTTGTCCGGGTCGTCCTCAAACGATGCGATCTGCTCGTCAGTCAGCCCGTACTTTTTGGCTCGCTGAACCAGTTCCTCGGGAATCCCCTCATCTTCCTCTTCTTCGTCATCCAGTCCAGCAAAGATGTCCTCTGTGTCCGGATCGGGAGTCTCGGGCTCCTCACTTTCCTCGGCCTTGCCAGGGTCCAAGTCGGCAAGGTCTTCCACGTCCTCGGTGGGAGTCTCTTCTTCTGTGCCAACAGAAACTTCGCCAAGGCCGCCGTCTTCATCATCGGGGTCGGCGAATTGAATCTCGCCTCCAATCTCTTCCGAAGACGTTTCTGCTTTGATCGCGTCGGCAAGTTCCATCTGTTCCAAGTCGGCTTCTTTTGCCATCGTCATCACCTGTTATCTGGCATGGGATCGGAATAACCAGCGTTTCGATCGTAAAGCCCGACCGCCTTGCAATACTCTCGGCGTGCCCTGGGGCCCGACCATTCCACGCTACCGTCATCGTGAACGTAGGTTCCTGCCAACCCTCGCTCACGCACAAACTCTCGCAGTTCTCCTACCTGCCCCTCGCCGACACCGGTCAACGTCGTTCGCAAAGGCCATCGTGCTCGTGTCCTGACCTTCTGACCTTTCTTCCTTTTGCTTCCAAAGTGCATGATCGTTCGAGTCAGCGAGAACTTGGCTTCCTTCCCTCCTGGGAGTTTCAGGAAACCATGTTCCTCTCGTTCGGATCGAACGGCCAGCGTCATCCGAACATGTACCGCTTCTCCGGTATCCGTCAAGATGTAAACGTAATCGCTTGCGTTCTTCTGCGGCCCGATCTTGTACGTTTTCATGCACTTTGCCCCGAGTTGGCAGGAGTCGCGGTCTGCAACGCTTTCTGTAAGAGCTTGTCAGGATCATCGCCCATCGCCTTGTTGCTCGGGCGGTCTTCTCTCACGTACTTGCGAACGGTGGACTGAGGCTTGGCCATCGAATCTCCACCCGTGTTCTCTTCCGGCATCGTGTCGATCACCAAATTCTCAATGTCAGTCGTGTTCGCCAATCGACCAACCAGCTTCAAGAACTGTCGCACGTCGAACTGCAATCCCGATTGGGCTAGCATCGAAGCCATCGGGATAATCACCTGAGAGGTGATCTGCATGATGAAGTTGAGACGCTCTTGAGGTGACATCGAACGCAGTGAGTAAGGAGCGATCTTGAACGTGTAGTCGAAGAATTTCCCCTGCCTCGAATCAGCGTCCCACACAAAGTCCACCTCAATGTTCTCGGTCAGTTGTTTCTTGAGGGGGACTTCGATGAGCGGGTCATCCCAGATGTACCAGGCGATGTCTCTGACGACTCGCTCGGTGAACTGGACGACTCGCTCCTGCATATCGGCGAGTCGTTCCGACGCCGCCTGCGAGAGGAGCTTGTCTTGTCCGAGCGTGCTGGACTGAGGGCTGAGTCCGCCGAGCGAGTCGATGTTTCCGGCGATGTACGAGAAAAGCTGGCGGAACTGCCCGAGCCCGGCCAGCATGTTGGCGTCGATTCCGTTGAAGTTGATCTCACGAACTTGTGACGGATCAACGTCTACAGTCAGAGCATCGCCGTGGGTGGATTGAATGATTGCTTCAAGGGCGTTTTTGGCTCGGTTGGTTCCTACCAGGATGGTCTTCTGATTCTCGGCCTGGAATGCCACCTTCTGAGCGATTCGGGATACGACATCGGCAATGTCCTCCCATAAGAAGGCTGGGGGTAGAGGCATGACATTGCCGGGGACCTTCCCGTAACCCAGGAAATGATATGGTCCATTCTCTGGGCCCTCCCAATCGACGATTCGCAAGGGCCGATCGATCTTGTCACGTACGATGGTGACCAATACCTGATCGTAGGGTAGCCACACATCCCACAGCCAGATGTGATCTCGCAGTTCCACATCATGGAACTGACGACCGCCGCTAAGATCAGATGGGTCTTCCCAGTCAGAGTCATCAAATGCCGCACTGTCCCGCATCCCTCCTAGTGATTCAAGTTGTGTCTTCGCTTTCTTCGAGAACAGAGGAGACTCCAGAACCGATTCAAGCGGCACTCGGTACCGATTCCCGAAGAACTCGCATTGCTCGATGCGTTTGGCGTTGATGTCGTGAACCCAATCTTCAAGTCCGATCGGGTCCGCATAGACCGTTCCTGCATCATGTCGGAATCCCTCCAGGTCGTCGTGTTCTTTTGGGGTGATCCCGACCTTCATGATTCCCCATCCGAAAAGGGAATCATAGACCACGTCATTCAGCGCCTCGCCCAGGAAAATCTGACGCTGAATGACGTGATTGACGACAAGTTCAAGTTCATGGGCGACAGCAAGATATTCCTGCTTGGCCGTATCGGCCATCACAGAAGGGGAGTTGGATGCGAGCAATCTCTGATAGATGTTGACCGCAAGCTCGACCATGTTCACCAGGGAAGGGCCAAGCTCGTTGTAGTCGCCGTAGTTCGCCCCGGCGTACATCTCGATCAGAGATTGCCGCGTCTCCCGAAAAGGCTTCAACTGCTTTCGAGACTGCTCGATCGCTTCTTGAAGCCTGGCAATGCTGCGAGAATTTCTCGGATTGAAAGGCATCCGTTATTTGCTGCCCAACCTTCGTTCCTTGATCTTCGTTCCGTCATCCTTGAACCCGCCTTTTCCGCCGACGGAGTTGGGGCCCTGGTCGCGGAACGCACCACCCTGCTCTTTGCAGGCCTCTTTGACACGCGAATCGATGAACTTCTTCGCCTTGTCTTCCATCATTTCCAATCTCCTGAAACTCCGATTCTGTGCCTTCTGGCACTCCGAGGAACGTAAACCCGAGACTGCTGCAACTCTTGCTTTCTTGCAAGATACCGCCGCCCCAGGAACGAATTGGGAGGAGGATCGCTTGTCTCTTCCTCCACTACACTTTGGTATTCCTTGGCGAGCCACCAGGCAAGTGCCGCTCCGATGACCCGATCCCCATGACGTTCCCCTGCCCCGCTCGGATCTGCCTCACTCGACGCCGCGACATGCTCGATCTTGCCGCCGGGCAGGTTCATGTAATACTTCGCCTCCTCCAACGTGTACTCGTCGTATAGCACCAAATCGCCGGCATCAAGTGCCCTGGCGAATTCCCCAAGGAGGATGGCTTTGGTCTTGTTGTTCGACCACCAGCCCATCGTTCGCGTCGTTTTCTCAACAATAGCGTCCGGTGCGGCCGATCTCAAATAAACGTAGTTGTACTCAAGCTGAGCGATCCGCTTGGTGAACTGCATTCCCGGAGGGCCGTTCGCTTCCCAAAT